CAATCCAGGTAGAGTCTGCCACATTTCCTCGAGTGACATCACTGACGTTGAGTTGAGCTGCGACATCTTTCACTCCTCTGCCCCAAGCAGGACGACGAAGTCTAATAAGTTTACCCTCAGATGGATTCTTCAAATCATTGGAGTTGACTTGGTAGGGATCATAGATAATCATATCATGTATGGCCTTCCTTACATTAGCTACATGACTATTGAACATGAAGTCAAGGACTCCTTGCATACCATGAAGAATCTCGATCCTCGAGACGGGGGACATGGAGTAACCGTCATAATCCGGGGCTATCACACTAACCGGAAACTTATTATGGCTATTGTTGGCTGGTTTAGCACAAATGACTATCTCATCAGAACCGAGTTCAAAGTACCATATCTCAGGATATTCACCATCTCCAAGTCCCCAATCTTTGGGAATGATCTTGATGAACATCTTAATTCTGTCTAAGTTGTTGGTCACCCCATCTGCTGCATTCGTTCTAGAGGCCAATCCACTCTTGGCACCACGTCCAGAGTTATCCCCGACGAAGATACAACTCCGCTTGCCAGTCAATTTCTTCAAGTACTTCACATTAAACATAGTAGAGTCATTCTTCTCAGCAGTCAACAGGTCCATGTAATTGGACGGGGCAACCCACCCATTAAATTCTCCTCTCTGAGGCTCATGTATCGGGACATTGGGATCTGGAAGGTAAAGATAGGGATCAATATTCTCCAGAGCATTCCCCTCAAAGAATGTTACATCCTCAGTGACTGTCTCTGCCTTAGTACCAAATCCCATGAAACCTGGCTTCTCAACAGTCCTCGTGGTAGTCCCCGTCTCCTTAACCCATGTAGGAGTAGTCACTCCAAATCCGTATGAGAAGGCATCCCTGGCCTGGGTGTGAAGATTCAATCCTACCTTATTCTTAGTACACTGAACAGCAATCAACTTCTCAAGAAGGATAGCACCAATCACATCACTCGGCCCATTCCCTTCGTACCTGAAGATCGGATCCTGAAGGAACGCAGCCACATAATAAGAGAGGAGAGTCTCGAGAACTGTATAAGAATAAGGAAATACAATACTAACTGGCTTCCTAGAATCTTCATCCTTGACCTTTCGCTCCTTATCGTCTGGTGCTATGTAGGCAGTGAGTGTGAAGTCAATATTGTTCCAAGTGTTATGCCGAACAGACATTACATTGGCACTGGAGCGGGCCCTCTCCAAAACTGCATCCTTGATCTTACTGTGAAGTTTAGATCCGGGTGCCAAGTCCAGCCCATCTGGATACTCATAATCAAACTTCTGTGCGTAGATAGAACTGTCTGAGGCCCTGGAATCTCCATGAATTATTGCTGGCATATTATTTCCTATGTTCCATTATGTAACGTAGCAATCCCTCTACAGGAGGAATCCCATCTCTGCAGGCCCCATCATCGGGTCATCACTCAGTGTGTCGAACTCATCCTCAGGCATCTCCCCTTCACCATCTCCATCAATTGGGTCGAAGTACACAGCATGCTTCTCCATGATGAAGGTGATGTAGGCAGTAGCATCCATTACGTCCCAGAGTTTACTCCGGGGAAAGCCCAACAATTGACCCTCAAGCTTGGCACAATTCGCCTTGTTGTGATACATATATCCCAATCTATAGTTAGGAGCCAAACTGGCAACCCTATCTTCCTTCTTTCCTTTTGCCGGCAACTCCATCAGGAGGGGATGAATCCCTCTAACCCTGCACTCATTCTCCACAGGTTGGATGATGAACTGATTGATACCAGTCACCTCATACCCAAGGATGAATGAGGAATACTGCCTGACTTGGAGAAACATCTGCTCATACAATTCGTCAGGGTAGAACTTCCCACTAACTGCATCTCTCACGAAGATCTTCTTACTAGTCCTGTCTACAGCCAAGGTGACTATGGCTGAGTCAGCACTCTGAAGCTTAACAGTTTTAGCAGGGTCAACTATGGTTATGTGAAGCATGTTGTAGGTACGAATGGGATCTCCAACAGGTCTACCAAACCTATCAATCGGCTGCAAATGGTCCCCGTTATCTTCAAAGTACTTAAAGTACTCCTGCTTGAAGACAGCATCTTCCTTGGCAATAGGAACGTTCATCCTCTCCATGTAGAATGCGTCAAGTGTCCCCAGTCTCCTGTGCTCCTCAACCTCCAACATGATCTCAGCATCTGTCATGTAGTTAGTATCATAGGATTTGTAATTGTCATCACAGATGGAAAGTTGGACACTAGCCCACTCAGGAGATTCAATCAAATCCACCAGAAGTGAATCCTCATGCTTAATCGTGTCAATGTAAATGAAGATGCACCCTGCTGAGTAACGATCCTCAGTTTTCATCAAATCAGACCAGAACCATTCCTTCAACTTCTTCCTATTCTCCTCACTCTTAATCTCGTTCTTATCCTCCAGGTCATCAATAATGACTAACTCCGGACGATGATTGTTCCAGTTAAGTCCACGAACCTGTTGACCTGCACCACGCGGGAGGATGAAGGTTTCACCGAAAGCAGTCCAGCAACTCTTGGAGAAGGACTCATCAATGGAATCTCCCCCGGCTATGGCATTCTTAATATTCCCAAAGAGCTTTCTTACTTGCTGATTGGCAATGAGATCTCTCTTCAAGTTCTCAGTCTGCATCTCGGCTGATGTAGCACTGTTACTGAGGTACACTATGAACCGTTGAAGTCTGAATAAAATAGACCTCATCACTATTGCCCTAGCAATAGATGTCTTCCCAATACCACGAGGGGCTGCAATAGCTATCTTCCTTGCCCCGGAGTTGATTAGGTCAAAGATCTGCTGATGCAATGTGGAGAAGTCAGCATAGAATATATCTGGGAAGATAATCCCGCAAGTATTCTTTATATCCAAGATGCAGGAGGCGAGAATGGCATCCAGTTCTTCCTGATTCATCGCGTCTAGGTTCATCTAATCTCCATCTTCTATATTACATAATGTAATATAGGAATCAATTTTCCAGTAGCCCAATACTACAATTTAAGGTAATTAATATGATGCCATAGGCGTTGAGCCATCAGAAAACTGCCATCCATCAGTCCCGATATAGATCGTATATGGCCCCTGTAATAGTCCACTAGTGTCTACTGCATTGGAAGCTGGCACAGAGGACACATTCCCTGTCTCGGTGATGCAGTTTTTATAAGCTGACGTGGCATTGTAAGCAAACGAGAAATAGTCAAAAGTATTCCAATACCCACTATAACTTGAGTTGGGATTCACAATCACATTATCATAGTAGTAGAATGGTGAAGCGGTGTAGCCATTCACCCCGTCAAAGGTGCAGGTTGTGGCGTCAGTAATCAGCGTCGTCTGGATATCCCCGACTATGGTATTGCGATAGAAATATGTGTACCTGGAATACCACGTTTTAACCGCCAGTCCTCTGGTTGCGGTAGACACAAGCAGGTTGAAGCACACCTCCATATTGTTGATCGGATATCCATAGTCATAATTGGTCTTGTTATAAATATCGAGTGGCGTACCTTCCGGCATAATGACGCGATTACCCCGGATAGTCATGTTCTCGTGCGCAGACTTAGGCCCAATACCAGTGGTAAACGATGTTCCTCCGGCATACCCACCGTCATGGATATAATTGTTTTCGATCAGCATCTTGTTTGAAAGGTAAAGGCTTCCTATCCCTTCACCTCCCGTAAAGTCGCTTAACTCATTATCCTGTATTACCTGGTACGACCCTCTCGTGCTGCCGTTTGAACCGTAACTATATATAAACCCCTGGTTATAGTTGGCGGTGTTGGTGTTGGTCAAAGCAGTGAACGTGCATCGTCGAATTGTCTGATAGTCAAGTGCTCCATGATACTGGATAGCGTTAAAATTGAAGTCACTGAAATTGAGACTATCGAGGTAGATATCACCGAAATTTGCAGCGACAGTATCCTGCCCTGAGATGTTGACCGTTTCGCCAGGATAACCGAGCCAGGTGAAAGGCCCAACGGCCAAACTCATTTTCTGAAACCCTGACGTTCCGTCTGTATAGTCCGCCACTAATACGTAATTTCCGTCCCTGATATAGAGGATATTGGTATGATTAGATGTGGTTGTATTGGTCCGCATACTGGCAAGAGTTTTGAACGGCTGCGAGATTGACCCAGTTTCCGTTTCGCCCGAGTAGCTGGCATCTACGAATAAGAATCCTGTAGTTGATACAGTTATTGCCCAGGTTGCGGTTACAGTTGTATTCTCCGCGTCAGTGACTGATAGGGTGATGGTGCCTGAGTCTGACTGTGGATCAGGCCAGGAAATCTCCCCTGTCTTGGCGTTGATCGTCATTCCTGTCGGTTGACCTGACAGGGAATACACATACGGGTACATGCCGCCAATCACGGCCGGTCGGATATTGTACTCAACCCCTGGATACGCTCGGAATATGCGATTGGTTGATGGTATAGCAGGACTGCCAGTGCCAGCAGGCTTGATGTTGGTTATTTCAAGAGACGAGTATGCAGAAATCAAACTACTAATATAAGTTCTAAATCCTGGCCCGGGACCAATCCCCTGCCCAGAAATTCCATCTGAGGGTATAAGTAATAAAATACATAAAAGTACCCAAATCATTACTGAACCCTCCAATTAAGGGTAATTGCTCCAGGAGTAATAGAGGCAGCTGTAAGATTACAAACCTTATAATTAACATTGTTAATACTTGGATATGCAATAATCGTTAGCATTCCATTAGCACTAGGTGCGTATCCAGTAACTCCGGTAGGATCTCCATTAAATCCCCAATTGATTACATTAGTCACAGCTGTTCCAGTAGCTGAAGTTGTCACTACAGGGGCACATGTTCCAGAGGCTATAGCACTAGTACCTAGGGCTGAAGTTCCAGATGCAATTACTGCTCTTACAAATAGAGAGAATAATACATTCTTCGTTCTCCAACTGTCTTGGGAATCCACAATGAGGACTTTGTCCCCAGCTACAGGTGCTGCCTTAGCAGGGTAGGAATATTGGGGAGCACTCCAGCCAACTGCAGGTAGTAGGCAAAGGATGAGAACTATTAGAGATTTAAACATATCTAACTCCAATCTTCTATGTTACAAAATGTAATGTAGGAATACCCTCAGACTGGGCAAATATCCACGAAAGAGATTGTCAGCTTATTCCAAGGAATTCCAAGGGGCCAAGTTGCAGAATATAACATTAGGGTGAAGGTGTAAGTGCCAGGCTCAATATCTAGGGCTCCCAACTCCAGCCTCAATACTCCATTTCCTGCAGTCCAATCAAACATCCCTGACTCCTCAGGAGTCGATGATGAGATGATTAAACTACAACCTTCTTTAATTAAGTCCATTCTGGTGATAGTGGTGAGGTCTACTGCCCCGTCTGGATCCTTGATCTGGATGTCCTTAGGATCATTGCGATTCAAGTATATAGTTATAGCTGTCATACTAGCTCCAAAATCCTAATAGGGGTTACATTCTTGACCTGACGGTCAGAGTCAATCACCTTGATATTACGTCTAGGTGTTACATCCTTAATATGGTGACGATTACTTTGAGGGATTCCCATACTTCTGGTGATGTACATCAGAGTTCCACCCACTATATAAGTCCCGCCTAGAGCATTCAATTCATAGGGCCACACTACACTTAAATCAGCACCAGTGATAACGTAAGAGCCGGGTGCTGCGAAGAGATCCCATACGGTGGTAAGGGTTAAATCAGCAGAAGCTCCTACTACCTCAACGTAAGTTCCGAAGGCCTCTATGGAGGAGGTCCCACTGATTGATACAGCCACACCATTTACTACCAGAGTTCCAGATTCTGCCTGAAGGATTCCTGCCTGGGTGAGAATGGCATTAATTCCTGAGGTATTATGAGACTCCGTCTCAAGCTCTACTAATCTGGTGGATACCAATATTGTAAGGAATTCTTCAACACTAACCTCTCCTGAGTTTGCATACAAGAGAAGTGGCGTAACTCCTACTGCAAGAAGCTCAGCAGGACTCCCAGAGACGATAAATGGAATAGCAGGGGTACTTGGGACATACTTCCTAACTACTGTAACCGGAAAACCTGTAACACTCTCCGCCCCAGAGGCTGCCACTAATGTATAGGCCACCCCAGGTCTGAAGAGCTGTGCTGAAGATCCTGTAACTAAGAAAGCCTTAAGGGCTGCATCAAATACGTAATCTCCAAGGCTGGTGATAGCACCTCCATCGAAGTCAGTGACTACATCACCTAATATGTCAGTAATAGAATCTGGCATGATTTAGGCCACAGTCATGATGGTGCCAGGAGATGCATTGTTGAACTTCACCGTAAAGGTCTCGGTGTCGTTCAAGGTGATGGATGAGCCATAATCCCACCATGCAATGAGGGCATCAGCAGGGGAGGTAGCACTGTCGTTGTAGAGCACGGCGTATCTGAACGGGCCGATTCCTCCAGGAGTTGCTGTGAAGACTACCTGTGTCCCAGAGATAGTCATCGTACCAGAGGCTTCAGATGTGGTGACCGTGGTAGCAGTTCCACCTGCAGTGTACCCATTGGCTGCAGCAGGTGCAGCATGATTGGTAACGGGATCAAACGAAGTTTGAGTATTAACTGGAAGAGTATTAGTCAGGGCGACCTTAAAGGTGTGTGCCGAGAAGTCATGCTTACCCTTGGCCAACTGCTCTACGAAGTCTTGGAATTTGTTATAAGTTGCCATATCTCACCTAAGTTAAATTTTGCTATGTTACATTATGTAATGAAGGAATTTATCCTTACTAAGCTCCAACCACCCGATCATCCCGCGCAATCGTGGCGGCATCCGACTCAACCGGCCGGACGATCATCCCACGCGGCCCGATCCGTATCTTCGCTGTCGGCACCAGCGTCTCCAAATCGACACTGGCGTTGTTGGTGAACTCGGGGATGAGCTGGAAGTCGCGGCCGAGCGGGGCCTCGAAGTTGCCGGTCGGGAAGGTTTCGCCGTCGAAGGGGGCGTCTATGCCTAGGGGGCCGGGGTATTGGATTGGTGATCGTATCATATTGCTACCTCACTTAGTAAATTCGACAACTCCAGCCTTACTGTAATTATTGTGGAAAATAAAATCCTTTTGCTTCTTCATTTGTATGCCGCCATTACTCAGCCAGTTGTTATACACACGATTGCCATACTGGTATGATTGACTCCCGTAAACACCTTGAACTTTCAAGGGAAAATCGTTATATGCTCCGACGATAGTGTTATCTCTGATTGTGTTGTGCCATGCTATGGTTTCGTACAGACTGAGCATCAGTCCCCCGGATACGCTTATTCCGTCCGGCATACCGGAAATGAAATTGTTCGATACATCGAAACCACAACAGTTTAACCACAAAGATATCCCAACTCCGTAGGATTGATCAACGCCATGCGAGCCGAAAATTTCATTGTTTTTAATCTCGCAGTTATAAAATCCAGCCTGGACCGCGAACAACCCGGAGAGGTTTACCGCTGCTGCATTTATAAAAAGATCCAGCTTTATCGTATTTGCAGAAGCATCAACACTATGTATTCTAGCAATTAAGCCGTCAAAACCAGTACCCCTATTAAACGAAAAACGGAATTGCAACCAGTCTGGCCGCTCTTCGATGATAGAAGATACAGAAACCCCGGATGAGGATTTTTGCATATTGTCAAAGCCGATCACCAACCGACCATCTGCGTCATTTGAAACAGAAGAAAGAGTCCCTATGCAAAGCGTAGGACAAAGACCATCATTATTCCCAAAACCATCGAACGCAATCCCTTCCTCCTCAACTCCTGAAAGTTTGTTACCGAAAACCCTTGCTCCAGAGATAGCGCCCCTACGATTGCTGGCGAACATAATCCCAGTAACCATCCCAACATCTGTTGCGCTGATGTCATTATTTGATATTTCTATGGCGGAATTATCATGGACATCATTAACGCCATCGGTACAATATTGCCACTGAGGTTCAATTCTCAGTGCGTGATCAACGCGTCCGTTAAATTTTATTCTGTTGTTTTTAAATTTTAACCCCCCCAACCATCTCAGGTTAAACCCCTGATAACAGCCCCCAAGATTTATAATATTATCCGATATGTCTACCGAAAAGGCACCATACTGAGGAACATTTTTTGCAGCCTGGAAAAAATACCCAGCGCTTGATAATCCCCCGCAATTAATTATACAATTGTTGATAACTATCTTGTTAGAATGTTGCCTCGCAGATGCGTCTGTATGGTAAAATGACCCAATAGATATATTGTTAGTAGTTAAGTCTTGTGCGCCTTGGCAAGATATCGTGTTTAGCGAATTTACTACCTGCGTATTCGTCAGTGTAACAAGGTCTTTTCTTTGCCCAAAAAGCATTCCACCAAATCCTGAAACAACCTCTGAATTTAATTCATAAGAACCAGCCGAAAAATATAAGTCTTTATTGTTAATTTCATTCTCTTTTGCCGCGACTACAGCACTCTGAAATGCAGCATCAGATGTTCCATAATCAGCGACATTAACCATAGTATCAGGGTTATATCTCATGCAAACCACATAGGGAGTATGGTCTGTTGATGGTTAAATATCACCGATCCCTCTCCGGTAAAAGATACCCCAGCAATCGGCAAAAAAATACTTGAGAAAACTGGGTTGTTACTGAGTGGATATTCGCCTCCGACCAGTGAAAAACTATCGAGAGCCACGTGAGCTTCCTCAACCCCACTCTCAATATTATTGAGCCTGTCAGCTGTAATAGCTGGCTGGCTATTCTGTACCCATGTAGTTTTGCTGTAACTCATTATGGATATAACGCCTCGTTGGGTAGTAGATTGGTTGACGGTACGACCGTAGCCGGATAGATCTCTCAGACCACTCTCGCAACGATATTGTCAAATTTTATGTTTGTGGCTCCTACGCTGCGCTTGAACCCTATTTTTTTGTAGGCATCCATTATTACAGTCACAACTTTACTCCCTGTGGTGTTGAACGTGGTCGGACTTACTGTGATTTGTCCTGAAAACCCGCCAACCCCGACCACAAGGGCACCACTCGTAATCGTAGTAATATCAAATGATATTTCAATTTCCGCACCATTGGCAAATTCGTAAGTGCTCAAAAATCCAACAAGGTCACCACTAGATATGATCTTAAACTCCCCGCTCTCAATAATTATTTTGTTTGTTGCGTTATGAGTACCGACATTAGTAAATCCGACGATAGGGGCGACTGAACTATCTGTGCTGGTTGTATCTGAGGCGTCACCATTTAGTATTAAGTTAACAAAAGCAAGCGTCGTAACCGTGAACGTATCTGAAATTCCATTTATAGTCACAATTGCATTTACGGTAGTGTCATTATCTGCGGCAGATGTTATCTGTACCTCAAACGTATCCCCAGGAGTGAACTCACTTGGGGTCGAAATAAAACTCCCGCTGCCATTCAGCCGATATGCTCCTCCTAATACTGATATAATTGCAGTACCTATTAACCCAGTAACTGATACTGGTGCCGAGGTGATCAATGTTGATATGGCAACTCCTGTCTGGTCGGTGATCGTAAACTGATCAGGTATGTTAGACTGTAGAGGCAGCATACCTACTCTATTGCCTCTAGCAATTGTCTTACCTACACTCTTGGAGATTGCTTTAGATATAGCTAGCATCCTATCACCTTCTTAGAGGGCTTCATAAGTAATGTAGACAGGACTAGTTGTGGTACCCACAACCTTATAGGTACCCGGAGTCAGAAGAATAAAGGAAGAGTTAGTGTTCCCAATCCTAGGAGATCCATCCACTACATGAGGGTACAATACTGTGTCTGGACCTTTCTTTTGCAAATACAACTTATCATTCTGACTTACAGAGTAGATATTAATCACAGTATTAGCAGTCATCAAGACCTCAGTCGATGCTACAGCCCCATTAACTCCATCAACCCAAGTAGTTTCGCTCATACCTACACCTTATGTCTAAATTTGATTTGCTATATTACAAATTGTAACGTAGCAACAATGTTTATCTAACACCACGGTACTCCAAGGAGTAATGATTGCCGTCGTTGAAGCGACCTCCCCAACTACCTCCAATAGATTCCCAGTACTCACCCACAATTCTGTGGGCTTCAGTGGACTGAAGGTACTTCTCACCTTTGAACAAGTTAATATCTAGGGCCAATCTCAGCTTATGTAGAGAGTTTGGTAGGCCATAAGGGGAATCTGGACTACGATAGGCATCTCCGAGGGTGAACTCATATCCATTATCATGGATAAAGATGAAGAGTTGAGCCAGGAGGCGAGTGAATTCTTGCTGACGTTTGAGAAGTGGTGACATCACTTACCATCCTTCAATATCCGAGTTATCTCATAAATAACTCCACCACCCATAAGACCCATAATCAGAGTGACTAGAATAGCTACGAAGGTCTTCCTGATAGTAGATTTACTCTCACCCCATGCTGCATTGAAGGTCCTGAAGAATTCAA